TGGCTACCTTGTTCACATCTGACACACTTTATGGTGTGAAAGCAATGCGTACAGCCGCCACAACTGGTGCAGCTTTGTCTTCTAGCGCATTTGCGTTAGCAGTTCCAGCCTAATAGTTGCCACTTCTCCCCTGTCTTCGGATGGGGGAGTTTTTTCTTAATCTAGGAGGAATTCATTATGGCAACCGCATCATCGGTAGTATCACGCCGTGGTAACGACCAGTTCCGTGGCTTGTTTAGCGACACATGGGCTGTAACAGCAACTTTGAACGCAGGTTCTTTGGTTGATGGCGCAGGCGAAACAGATGACGTTACTATCCCTGGCGTAGCTCTGGGCGATATGGTCATTGGCGCATCTTTAGGTGTGGATTTGGTTGGTTTGACAGTAACAGGCTATGTGTCTGCTGCTGATACAGTCAAGTTCCGTATTCAGAATGAGTCTGGTTCAACTGCTGACTTGGCATCTTCAACACTTCGTATTGTTGTAGTTCGCATGGTCTAATCTAAAGGGGGCTAATACCCCCCTTTTTTTGGAGTTTTTATGGCTACTTTTCGTTGCTTAAAGTCGGGAACAATGGTTACTTTCACCTATCAACATGATATTGATAGCATGAAAGGTCACGAGGGATACGTCCTTGTTGAGGAAACTCCAAAGAAAGTTGAAGACAAACCTAAGGTTGGAAGACCAAAGAAAGAGGTTTCAAATGTCGGAAATTGATCCAAGAGAGTTCGGCAAATTGGAAGCTCAAGTTGAGTCTTTACAAGCAGAAGTTCACGCACTTCGCCAAGATATTAAAACCCTTTTAGAAATGGCAAACAAGTCTAAAGGTGGCTTTTTCGTTGGAATGGCGATCGCCTCTGTTGTTGGCGGTGTCATTTCTTTCATTGCAACCAAGCTAGTTCGTTAAGGATTTATATGCCACAAGTCGGAAACAAGAAATTCCCATACACAGAAAAAGGCGAGAAAGAAGCCAAAGAGTATGGAAAAAAGAAGTCTATGCCTGTCACTGTGATGATTGCTATTGGTAAGCCTAAAGCTATGCCTACCCGTGGTGGTCGCACTGCTACCAATATGATGAAGAAATCTACAAGGGGTAAATAATGGCTTCTTTAACTTCTCCCGTTACCCTCCTTAGTGCTGTTGTTGCCACAGGCGCATCAACCGCAGTTCAGGCTGATCCTGGTCAACCCGCATTTCTTCAAGTTTCAGGCATCACAAGTGCTACTGTTGCTTTGCAAGGCAGTCTGGACGGGGTAACATATTCAACGATTGGTACAGCCTTAACTGGTGATGGCATGATTACTGTGGCTAATGCGCCTAAGTATTTAAGAGCCAATTGCACAGTTTATGTAACTGGCACAATCACAGCCAAGATCATGTACTGATATGAAACAAGGTCTCTACGCTAACATCAATGCCAAACAAGAACGCATCAAAGCGGGTTCTAAGGAAAAGATGCGTAAGGTTGGTTCTAAAGGTGCTCCTACTGAGGCGGCATTTAAGGCTGCAGCTAAGACTGCTAAAAAGAAATGATCCCTGAATCATTAGACAAAACAACTGTTAATCAGTTACTTCTGTCTCATGGGACATGGAAACATCTTTTTTATCGATGCTATTCAGAAGTAAGCCCTGATTACAAAAACTATGGTGGTCGTGGAATTGATGTGCATCTATCGTGGCATGGAGAAGATGGCTTTTATCAATTTATCCAAGATGTTGGACTTAGGCCATCAAAAGATTACAGTCTTGATAGAATTGATGTAAATAAAGGTTATTCGCCAGAAAATGTGAAATGGTCAACTAGCATTGAGCAAGCCAACAATCGAAGGAATAGCAAGCGATACCTGTTTGAAGGCGAGAATCTTACGTTAGCTGAGATTGCTAGAAAAACAGGAATTGGATACCAAAGAATCTGGAAAGCGACAAAGATTTATGGCGATCCATCAGAACATACGAAAATTGATCCAGATGTTGGTAAACGTATGTATCAAGGCGAATTGCGGTCAACAAGTGAAATTGCAAAAATGGTCAACATGAAGCCAGCAACTCTTATGCGAAGACTAAAAAATGGTTTAGATTTTGATTTAGCTATTGCACTTCCGCTTCAAGCTGGTGTACACTTCAGGGAAAGATCATTATGGTCTTAAAAAAATACCAGAATCCAAAAGGCGGATTAAATGAGGAAGGTCGGGAGTTCTACAAAAGAACTGAAGGACTAGACCTCAAAGCGCCTTTAAAAACGGGTAATTCAGGTCGTCGATCTAGTTTTTTAGCACGAATGGGCAATATGCCTGGCGCTGAGATGAAAGATGGAAAGCCTACCCGACTTTTACTTTCTCTTAGAGCTTGGGGCGCAACGTCCAAGGAAGACGCTAAAGCTAAGGCTAAAGCGATCTCTAAGAGGAATATGAAGTGAGACCAATCTCAGTCGGAATTAACCCAACAGCTAATACGCTGACAACTGTTTATACAGTTCCTACGGGTTACTACGCCAAGTTTACTGTGATGTATATTCACAATACTGGCGGTTCGACTAAGCACATTACTGTTCAGTGGTATGACGCAAGTACCGCTACTACTTTAGACATTCTTACGTCTTACAACTTAACTTCTAAAGAATATCTTGAATTCAATGGTGTTGCTTACATCGTTTTGGAAGAAGGCGATAGGATTCAACTTACTACTGAAGCGGCTAGTTCCTTCAGTTTTATTGCCACATTTGAGGTTCAAGGAGCGCAAAGAACATGACCTACTTAGAACTTGTTAACGATGTTCTCATTCGATTGCGTGAGACAACTGTTTCTACAGTGTCAGAAACCTCCTATTCCGCATTGATTGGCAAGTTTGTCAATGATGCTAAACGTCAAATTGAAGATTCCTATAATTGGAATGTCTTGGGACAAACAATTACAGTTACTACTACCAGTGGCACAAGCTCATATTCATTGACAGGTGCGGGTCAGAAGTTTCGTATTAACGATGCTATTAACACTACAAGTGTTATTACCTTAGATAACACCACTGTTGCGGACATGAACCGCAAGCTCAACTTTGGTACACCTTCACAGTCTATTCCTACAGAGTTTTGCTTTAGTGGTGTAGATGGCAGTGGCGACACAAAGGTTGATTTGTTTCCCGTTCCTGATGGTGTCTATACACTGAAGTTTGATTTAACCATTCCACAGGCTAATCTGACATCTGATGGCACTTCAGTCAAGGTATTGGACTATTTGGTTGCCCAGAGTGCCTATGCCCGTGGCTTGATTGAGCGTGGTGAGGATGGAGGCACTGCTTCTAATGAGGCTTATGCTCTGTTCCGTGGGATGCTATCTGACGCTATTGCATTGGAAAGCACTCGTTACCCTGAAGATAACTTTGTGGCGGTCTAATGGCAGCTCCTTTACAAAGTCAAAGCATTAGCGCACCAGGCTTTTATGGCCTGAACACGCAAGATTCGCCATTAGATTTGGCATCTGGCTTTGCTTTGGTCGCCAATAATTGTGTGATTGACCAATATGGTCGTGTTGGCTCTCGCAAGGGCTACACAAGGGTTAACCCATCATCGGGCAATCTAGGTGCTAATGACGTTACTGTTATTCACGAATTAGTCCAAACTGATGGCACTTTGACTGTTTTGTTTGCAGGGAATCTCAAGTTATTCAAACTTGGCACTTCTAATGCAGTAACTGAGTTGACCTATGGTGGTGGCGGTTCTGCTCCTACTTTCACGGCTAATAACTGGCATTGTGCTTCTTTGAATGGGATTACTTACTTCTTCCAATCTGGACACGATCCACTCATCTTTGACCCCGCAGTAAGTACTACTACTTATCGCAGAGTTTCTGAAAAGACAGGATATGTAGCTACTGTTCCGCAAGCCAATATCTGTATCTCAGCATTTGGTCGTTTGTGGGTAGCTAATACATCCACAGATAAAGTGACGATTACCTTCTCTGATCTGATTGCAGGTCATGTATGGGGTGGTGGTACTTCAGGAACATTGGATGTATCTCGTGTATGGCCTAATGGTGCAGATGAGATCATGGGCTTGGCGGCTCACAATGACTTCTTGTTCATCTTTGGTAAACGACAGATTCTTGTTTACTCTGGTGCTACTACACCCGCTACGCTTCAGTTAAGCGACACAGTAGGCTCTATTGGGTGTATTGCTCGTGATTCAATTCAGAGTATTGGCACAGACGTTATCTTCTTGTCAGACTCAGGTGTTCGCTCACTGATGAGGACTATTCAAGAGAAGTCTGCTCCTTTGAGAGACCTATCTAAGAATGTTCGTTCTGACTTGGTGTCTTCTTTAGCAGTAGAGACTTTGGCTAATCTGAAGTCTGTTTACTCAGAAAAGAATGCTTTTTACTTGTTGACTCTTCCAGTAACAGCACAAGTCTTCTGCTTCGATACAAAGATGCAATTGCAAGATGGTGCATCTAGGGTCACTAAGTGGGATTCGATTGCTCCTACGGCTCTTTATTCGCTTCGTAATGGTGATTTATACATTGGTAAGAGTGGATACATTGGTAAGTATGCAAGTTTCTTAGATCACACATCAACTTATCGGTTTTCTTACTTTACCAACCATGCAGATTTAGGTAACGAGAATCAGATTTCCATCTTGAAAAGAATCAAGACAATTGTGATTGGTGGCTCTGACCAGTTCGTTACAATTAAGTGGGGATTTGACTTTGCTGCCAACTATCTGTCGGGAAATGCTTACATTCCTGAGCAGAAGAACTATGAATATGGTCTTGCTGAATACGGAGTAGCTGAATACTCTGGTGGTGTGCTTATCAAGACACTAGATGTAAATGCTTCTGGTGCGGGAAAGATTGTTCAAACTGGTTACGAAACCACCATTAACGGCACACAGTTGTCAATTCAGAAGATTGAGATTC